TGGAATCGTGGAAGAACACAAACATAGTTTAATCCTTCAGCTAAACATTCTTCAATATCTTCTGCAATTATCTGAACATGCCAAGCTTTAAAGTACTCAGGATTATCATAACTTTGACTCCAGATATTGACTAGGAATTCTCTAAAGGTGCCGACGTTATATTTTTTATCAGCTAACAATCCCTCAGCTAAACGAGCTAAGGCGTTATCATATGTAATTTCACTATCTTTACTAACCATTTGTATCCTGCGAAACCAGAGATTTTAATCGCCCTGCAATCCGTTGAATCGTAGTGGTATCGGAAACTTCTTCTACCAAAATATTTAAAACCGATTGAACAAATTGTAAATTAATCATACCTTCCATAACCTTACGTTCCCCTTGAATACCCATATCTAAAACCTTTGCTGCATCAAAAGCTCTATCAAATTGAAGGACTCCCAATGCAGCTTCAGCTTTATGCCTCATACCTTCATATTCAGTTAGATGTTCTGTTTGAACCCTGAGAAACCGCTGTCCTTCAGATTCCTTAATCTGTTCAATAGCTTCAGTTCTAGCTGTATTCTTTTGTTCATTCCAATTATGTTGTTTAGCCCAAGTATATAACGTAGGAATTTTAACATCTAACGCAAATTCAGTATTAATATGTTCAACAATCTTAGGGCCAGATAATCCCTCCATCCATAACTTCATCGCCCGTAACTTGATATCTTGGTTATATATTTTTGGCATTATATATACGCATCATAATTATCAAGGGTAGGAGCTTGAGACTCCAGACTACCACCGTATGGAGTTCCATCAGATTGTAATAGACTCGCAAAACTTAAGTGGCCTGTTTTCCTAACAGCAGCCGTAAAGCATTCGGGTTTTCCACCCTGTGTAAACTTCAATCCAATTTCATCCCTAGTACAGAATCCTCGCCAAACTCCTGCATCTTTACCTAATGGTTGATATCCTTTATTCTTTAATAGTGTCCCAGTGGTGCGTTGTATATTTTCATATTGCACATTATGTTTACATTCAAAATAATCACACCAAACCACTACTCCATACTTCTCTTGGAATTCTTCTACTGTCCAATCTTTTGGGAGCTTATCTTTATACTCTACATTCTCCTCAGTTTTTCCTTTCATGTAAAATGTTGAACTCATCTTTATCCTCCATCTTTCTATACAATGCTACGCAGGCTGCGTCAGAATAATCTTGTTCCTCACTATTAATATCTTCCCACTTCTCCATAGCAAAGCGTTTAATAAAAGCCTTATCAGCTTTTCCTGCTTGTAAAACAAAACGCTTCCAAACTTTGTTATCTACAGGTATACAAGAATACCCATTACGATAACATATATATTTTACCCCCGCTACTACCGAAGCAAGGGCAACGGTTGTCTTGGGATTTTGAATATATATAGCTGCTTCAACCGCAACTAACACTTCACCTATATCTATTCTACTCAATTTCTCCTCAAACTCTGTTAATATTTCATAGAACCTTTCCTCATAATTTGAAGCTATACTAGCCCACTTAAACTGTTCAATTATATGTTCTTCCTCATCAAGGAGAACACCATGAATAGCCTTAGTTGAACAGTCTAACCCTAGGTAGTACATTATATCATACCTTCCTACTAGAGGTAGTATACTCTGGATTACCGTCAAAGCCCATATCTTTAACCTCATAATCCTCAAACAACACAGGATATCTATCTTTTAATATAGTAGCAATTTTGCCAAAGACTAAGCGAATTTCTTCTTCGGCATGTTCCTCTGTCCTCATTTCAATTATATGTCTTGCTGCTCTGATATTACATGACCAACCTATATTGGTAGCTACTCCGATGGGAGCCACCCGTCTGGCAGCAGAAGTATAATACTTCTTCTTACTAAACGGTAAACTATCAAAGTCTTTCCCTTCAATAGCTTCTGCCCGTTCTATCAATCTAGCATATTGAAGTTCTAAGTACTCCCAAGTCTCTTCAAATATATCCTGAGAAGAAGAGTCATTCTTGTAGGCTTCTGGTATCCATAGGCCCATATCCTCTAGCCTAAGGAACCGTAAACTCTCCTGAGATATAGCAGTACCCGCCCTGTGCCTTACAAGCTCATGAGTAACTACCCTACTGGTATCACATATCATAAAGGATACCCATCCATGTTCAAGTACTGAGCCGTGTCCAATATCAATTATATTCTTAAGATAGGTTGGGTTATCCTCTCGTACCTTAGTTATATTAGGATTGAGTTCTGTTCCAAAAGACTTATAGCATCCTCGTCCCATTACCTCAATAATCTCTCTAAGGTCGCCTCGTCCGTTCCCGTTACGCCCTATGTTACCGTCTCTATTACCCTTCTTAGAAGTCCATCCTTGCGCTCCAATGTGCTCTAAATAGCCGTGGAGAGCCGTATCATTGATGGTATTCTCAGCTATCATAAAAACTTTTGGTTCTACTCTATGCATACTATTCCCTTTCCTTATAAGTACGGAGAGCTACTATTCTAGATACTGTTTGAAACCCTGACGTATAGGCTTTAAGAAGACCTTCGATTCTAGTATGAATAGTTTCATACTCAATCACAGTTTTTCTCATATCCTTCAACTCATCATAAGTTCCAAAAGCGGCTCCTCTCACCTCCTCCCTAGTTAACTTTTTCTTGCCTATCATCTCCCGCTCTTCCGCTAACTTAAAGGTAGCAGCAGAGTAAGCTTCATCAAAGGCTGCTTCATAAGCATTCTTCTTAGAGGATATGTCAGCCAACTCTCGTTCTAGATGGGCTTTATATCCACCATATACAGTAAGAAACAGTTCAAGTTTCTTAGTATCAGCATTCATTAAAGAAGAGAAGTCTAGCTCTTCCCGCTCCCCCAAATCAATTTTCATTGAGGGAACATTTACATCAACTACATATTCATCAGCCTTGCGTATTGCTGATAGGGGAGTCCATCGCTTTTCCATTCGGCACCTCTTTACATCTACAATATTTCTCACCTGTACACATGCCAGGCATACTAATCATCCTTCTAATGCGCTCACACCTTTCTAAAATCTGCGACCAAACTTCTGTATTTTTAACTACTTCAAAGCATTTAACCTGTTGGTCATTTTTATTTTCATATAACACTATACCATGTTTTAGATTTAATAGATTTAAATAAATCTGAAGTTGTAGATAGTGATCAGTTTTGGGTTCAGTAAGCAACTGTTTAAAGCCTCTATCATTAATAGATTTCAATTCTACAACAGTCTTCCCATATACTTCATGCTGTATCAAAAAATCATATCGTCCTGCGATAGGGGGATCATGTAGAAACACAGATTGTTCTTCAGCTAACCATATATTCATTTCTTTAAAATATTTAGAAAATCTATAACCTAGATAATCTCCACAATCAAAGATACGTCTAACATTTGCTGAAATCGGAGTTGATGCAGACATACCATAAAAAGATAAATACACAAACCTATCACAAGGACTACTTAAAACAGAGGGGTAGAATTTACCTCCCCGCCTAGGATAAGGTTGTTTCTGTAACCTGTCATCCAGAGTCTTAACAAGCCATTCATCTTGATTAACGGCTACACTAATTTTGGGTTTTGTTGTTCTTCGCTTTCGGGTTTTTGGGACAGTGGTTCCTCTGCCAATTTGTTTAACGCCTGCCATAATGTATCTTTTACCCCCACTTTAGAATTTTCTTTAATATGCAGAATATTTAATACACCATTTATTCTCATTAAATCCGCATCTCTCTTCACATCACGTTTTCTTAAATGCCCATATATACCATCAGCTTCTATAATCATTCCTAATTCGGGAATAAAGAAATCAGCTATATAACTAGAAAATGGTACTTGAGTATCATAGCGGAGTCCTATCTCAGATAGAATTTCCGCTATAACATTTTCTTGTTTAGTATAGTCTCTAGGTAACACTAACTTTTAATTCCTCAAATCGAGAAGGGTTCTCAATAAAGAAATTCTTTAACCCATTCATACCTTGAATCTTCTCTTCCCCGTACATATACCACGGGCCTCGTTGACTAATTAAATCTTTGATGAGAGCCTCCCGAATAAAGCTTTCAACTATATCAATACCACCTTCAACCCTAAAAGGTATTTTAACACTCTTCCAATGTTCTCCACCTATTTTAGTTTTCCGCAATCGGATATCCATATCAAACCCTACCTTAGTTCCTTTAGGTTCTTCAATCCATCCGTCA